GTGCTCTTCTACGATCTGTTCTCTGTGATGATGCGAAGCCCTCTCATGGACCATGCGATGAGGACGGATTACATCCGTCTTTAGAGCAATGGGACGCCGATCCATTCGGCTTACATGGGCCCGGTGCTGTCGCGGAGGGTGAGACTGGTCTCTCTAAGTGGCTCTTTGATCCCATTGCTGGGATCAATCAGCAGATATATTCTTATCTGCCTGAGGATTTTCGCAATAGAATTACTTCTGTTGACGATCCTCGCATTGCGGCGCTTGGTGAACTTGTTTCAAGTTTCCAAGTTTCTCGCACAAGCAGGCTCGCGGTTGTCCCTAAGGACTTTCGCGGGCATCGCTTGATTTGCATTGAGCCTAAAGAGCTTCAATTTGCTCAACAAGGCTTAATGCGGGTGTTATACGATATAACACACCGCCACTTTTTGACCAGGCGATCCATTGATTTTCGTGATCAGAGTAAGTCGATGAAGCTCGCTCGTAGACTTGAATTCTCTACGATTGACCTCAAAGACGCCTCTGATACGATTTCATTGGAGTTGGGAAGACTCCTCTTCCCGAGACGCTTCTTCAAGCTTATTACGAAGTATCGTTCCGGTTTCGTTGAGGTAAATGGTGAAAGCCATTTACTCGGCGTTCTGGCAACGATGGGAAGCGGTTTATGCTTCCCGCTCGAGACTCTAATTTTTTGGAGTCTCGCGCTGGCTACTATCCTTCACAAAGACGGTTTTCGTCCTAGTGACGTTTTTGATTCAACAAAAACGCGTCGGATAGCCACCTATCATCTTCGTGTTTTTGGAGATGATATAATAGTTCCGCATATCTATGCGGCTATTGTCGTAAAAACACTTGAGGAATGCGGTTTTATTGTTAATGCAAATAAAACATGCATTAACGGTCTCGCTCGCGAGGCTTGCGGCTCATGGTATTACAACCGTGAGGATGTTCGCATCATCCGCTTTAAAACTGCACGACGTGTGCTAGCCCAGAACTGGCTCGG